CCTTGGGGAAGTGATCTTGTTGGTTTGTCCAAAAGATATTCTTCCTCTCATATTCCTCTGTAGCTCAGCGGTAGAGCGGTCGGCTGTTAACCGATTGGTCGCAAGTTCGATCCTTGCCGGGGGAGTTAGGTGGCAAGCACCGCCTATTTGTCGATGTGGCGGAATTGGTAGACGCGCTGGGTTTAGGTTCCAGTGGATTAATCTGTGAAGGTTCAAGTCCTTTCATCGACACTTGACAATCAAACTTTAATAGTTTACGATTGTCTTATAAGTGAATGTGGTGTCACTGATTCTCTCAATTGTCTATTATTTTATTATGGCAAAACAAAAACAACTCACTGAAAAAGATCTTTTTCCACATGAAACTTTTCCATATCGATTAGAATATACTGATCACAATGAAAAGAAAGTTTGTTGGTTTCAAAGTGAATGGGATTTAAATAAATATCTTCAAAGATATAATATTAATAAGCGTAATAAAGATGTAAAATTATACGTCAAAGAATAATGGGAATGTTTGATTACTTTCGCTCATCATATGATTTGGGAGATCAGTTTACAAACACTGTGTGCCAAACCAAAGATATTGAAGAATATGGAGTGGGTGGCACAATGACTGACTATTGGTTAGACCCCAGTGGTCAGTTGTGGAAACCATCTTATATTGGAACACATGACTTCTGTGAAATCACAGAGGATGATGACCGATATGATGAGAAGCGTAAGTTTCTCAATTTTGAATGGATTCCTACTGGTGTTCATGGTAAGTATCAACCATATGATATCACAAAGTATATTGAAATCTATCCTGCTGAATGGAAAGGTGAATGGGAAGATTGGCCCCGCTTGCGTTTGCACTTCAGATATGGTATACTACAGGAGCACACCGATGTGACAGGAAGATGACTCGAACTAAGAAAAAGGATTCTATCTTCAAGGTCTCAACAGATGAGAATAAGTTTCCATATGAAACATTTCCATATCGACTAGAAACTAAAGAGGGAAAATCTAAGAAAGTTTGCTGGTTTTCTCATGAATCTCATGTACATAAATACATCGAGAGACACAAATTAGTATCTAAAGATTACATTGCGGAATCTTTCGATATTCTGTAGACATTATTAAATTTGCTTGCTTTGTGTTCTTTTCCTGATAAAATAGTATCACACCCACGGAGGACTCATGACTCAAGATGAATGGAATGAACTAAAAGCATTAAAAAGTGCAATTAGTGATCACCCAGCATCCGTACATCCAGATAAAATGCAACGATTCACAGAACTATTGGTATTGTCTTTACATGGCAAAGGTGATACAATGCAAATGAACAAAGAACCATCCAATTACTGAAACGAAATGACTATCGAACAACGATTGCAATTTTTAGAAGACAAGTGTAAAATACTTGAAGATGAAAACGTTGGAACAACCAACGCATTGTATGAGATAGAGAATCGTATGCAATCACAGATTGATGCTTTGATTAACTACACCATGCAATTAAAGTCTGACCTTAATAGTATGTCAAAATATCCGTGGGGGGAAACTAACGATGTCTACTGAAAATGAAATTGAGATTGAGATTGAAAATCCAGAAGAATATACTGATGAAGATTCACTCAAAGTTACAGAGAATGAAGATGGTTCATTAACTATTGAATGGGATTCTAATGATCCTCGTTATGCCTTGTTTAATGGATTAAACGAGGAAGAAATGAATGATCTATTAAATGAAGCAATTAAACAAAGACTGATTGCTGAAGGTTTTAATCCTGATGAGGAAATAGAAGATGAATGACCTTGCATTGTATCAACTAGAACGTGCTCTTGATGCTCTTACTAAAATGACAAGAATCTTGCGTGATGAAAAAATTGCTCTTCCAGGCAATGATCTTAATAGAGAAGATCCATTTCAATTCACCTTATCTGACGGTGGTGATGGAACTTTGAATCTTAAAAAAACACCCATTTGTTACAAAAGTAATTTGCAATACACTGATGAAGAACTTAATGCAATGTGTGATCAAGCAGAACGTGATCAATTAAATCTAGAACAATCAAAAGAACAGATTTACAAGAACTATCGTGCTGCCATTGATGAGTATAATAAACTCAATGAAAAGTATAAATCATTGGAAGAATCACATTTATCACTTCAAGATCTATTCTATGCTGTAGATAGTGAACTTGATGAATTGAAAGTAAATTATCAATCAGTGCAAGATAATTATCATAAAGTTGTGAGACAGTTGAGTATAATTATTGATCGTAACTTTGAGTTGGAACAACTCAATAAATGAAATACGTTGTTGATTTATATGTTGGTGGCAAAGTCTTCAAGGAAGAAGTCTATGCCACCAATCCTAAAGATGCAAGAGAAACTGCTCTTGCAAGGAATCCAAAAGCAAAGATAATTGGAGTTAATGTAAAGTTCTAGATCCATAAGTAACACTGATCAATAAACCGTTGCCAAGACCTTGGAATCAGTGTATTCTATGAAAGTACCAAACAAAACAACCATGGCAACCCGCTCACGCATCGGCATTCAACTCGCAGACGATTCTGTGCTCTCAGTGTATTGCCACTGGGATGGTTATCCTGAGTACAATGGTGTCAAACTCAAAGAACATTTCAACACTCGTGATAAAGTTGCTGAGTTGATTGATGGTGGTGACATCAGTGCTCTGTGGACAAATGCTGGTTGGCAGAATGAAACTCTGCCTGAATCTGGTCCTCTCTACTATTCTTCTCGTGGGGAGAATTGTCCTCCTCGCCTTGACTGGCGCATCAGTGATTATCTCACGAAAGATGCAGAAGAGTACGCTTATCTCTTTACCACCGACGGAGAGTGGTTGTGCTATGATACCTGTCAGTGGCACGATGTAACTTATCTCGAAAGTGTAGAGATTCCTCAAGAGGTGGCAGCATGAAGTTTAACGATCTACAATTTAATACTCACCCATCGTTTCCTGGTGATTCTTGTGATCACATTCATGCACTCACATTCTTTCCTAATGGTTATGGTGTGAGTGTAGTTCGATTCTCTGGATCTTTTGGCTTTGAGTATGGATTGTATGAAGTTGCAGTACTTCAAGGTACTGAAGATTCCTATGATCTGTGTTATGATACTGAAGTTGCAGATGACGTAATTGGATACTGCGACGAACAAATTGTTGAAAACATTATCAAACAGGTTAAATCACTATGACACAAGAACACGAAAATCTGACCGACGAAGAGTATGCTCAAGTAAAGAAAGTTGAGTATAAACGTAAGAAACTGCGGCAACAATTAAAGAATAACCAAAAATCTCTCCAAGGTTTCGGTTATGATTACAAACCAATCCAATTTGATTATTCTCAAAAATGAAAACCTCTACTGCTATTGGTATTGGATTTGGCATCCTTGTGATTACCGTTGCTGGTGTATCCTTACAAGCATGGGTGCTTGGTATTATTCTGTCTTGGTTTAATGTGACCTTGACATTTTGGCAGAACTTGCTTATTATTCTGCTTGCTAACTCTTTCCGCACTAACTTATCTTCCAAATGAAAATGATTGAGTACACTAAAGAAATTGAAAACCTTGGTAGTTATGATTGGGTAGATGACATGTTAGATGACACTCTCACTACTGAACAACAGTTCTTTTCTGAAGAAGACATCAAACATTTGCTACATGAATTAACTTAACTTATCGAACCCATAAGAAACACTGATCAATGACCCCTTGCCTTATGGTGAGGGGTCCTGTATTGTATGTTTATTGAATTGATTTGCATGAAACTTCGTTCTCACCAACAGACTGCACTTGATGCAATGCTCAAGTACAATCGTGGTCAGGTTATTATTCCTACTGGTGGTGGTAAAACTATTACCATGATTCTTGATTGTCAACGTAAGTTCTCTGAAACTGTTGGTCAGGTTGCTGTAGTTGTTGCACCCCGTATTCTCCTCGCAGAACAACTGTGTTCTGAGTTTATGGAGTTTCATACTAACGTTGATGTTCTTCATGTTCACAGTGGTGAAACTCACTACAATCGTACCACCAACTCTGACAAGATTGCTGACTATGTTCTGGAGTCCAAGACTAATCAACGCAATCTGATTATCTTCACTACCTATCACTCTTTGCATCGTGTTGTTGATTCTGGCACTGACATTACTATTCTTTATTGTGACGAGTCGCATAACGCGACTCAGAAAAGTAGGTTTGTCTCTGTTGCTGCTGCTTCTTTTATGGCCGAGTCTGCTTACTTTTTTACTGCAACTCCTCGTCATACTCGTAATCCTCAGTCTTCTGGTATGAACAACTCTATGGTGTACGGTCAAGTTATTTGCAACGTACCTGCACCAGAACTTATCAACAATGGTTCGATCACTCCTCCGAGTCTTGTACCTTTTGAGGTTGACATCACCCGCGAAAAGTCTAGTGCTGCACAGAATGATCGTGACATGATTCTGGAGATTATTGACCGACAAGAGGGTAATCCTAAAGTTCTGGTCGCTGCTCCCAACACCAAGATTATGTGGTCTATGTTGACTCAAACTGACATCATGCAGGAGTTGCATGACCGTGGATACGATGTATTGCAAATTACATCCAAACACGGTGCATACGTCAACAAAACTAAAGTCAACCGTGAAGTATTCTTTGACACTCTCACCCAGTACGGTAAGGATGAATCTCGCAAGTTTGTTTTGCTGCACTATTCTATCCTCTCTGAAGGTATCAATGTTCCTGGTCTTACTCATACCATTCTCCTGCGTAATCTTCCTGTGATTGAGATGGCCCAAACTATCGGTCGTGTTATTCGTGTCAACAGACATGATGCACAAGACATAGCTGACGGTAAGATTCCTGCGGGTGCATGTCATCTGTACCGCAAACCTTGTGGTTATGTGACTGTTCCTGTGTTCAAGAACTATGGTAAGCAAACCATCCGTCGATTGCAGTCTGTCATTGATACCATCTTTGTCAAGGGGTACGCTGCAACATCTGTTGTGTCCTAATCAAAGACAAATGGAATGATAAGTAATACTGATGGGTCAGGGGATTGCCTTCTGACCCATTTCGGCCTATTATTACAAAGTAATCAACCAACGAACCCATGCTCTGGCAAGACCGCAACGGCACCTGGCACTCTACTCAGTCTCCTATCGACGCTAAAATTGAACAAGCAATGATTGCTGACAATGCTGAAAAAGTGTGGACCGAACGTGAATTGTCTGGTGATGCACTGTTTGATGAACTGTTCGGAGGTTGATGATGACTTCACTTCTTTCTATTCTTATTCCTGGTGCCCTTGCAATCGTTATTCCTTTTTTGATTGCAAAGTTGCTCAAGATTAAACTCTTTACCGATACTAACTCTTACGATTCTGGATTCATTGATGGTTTCATTATTGGAGAAAATGATGACTAAAAACTATCGCGTTCAAGTTGAAGCATACGATGGATGTGTCACCATTTGGTATGAGAAATCAAAAGCAAAGTCTGCTGATAAAATTATACTCAATCGTGTCTACAATCAACTCTGTGGACTAAACATCAAAGAGATCAATGTCACTCCTTCTGTGTAATTTCGATGAAACTATTATTTCACAAACCACCTGAAGGTTATCACTATGAACGCACAGACTTCAAATCAAATGTATCAGCAATTTGGATTGTTAATGATACTCTCTTTGACTATTGTGGTTGTTCTGGTATCAAATCTATCTGGGGATTCTACAATCAAAAAACAAAACAATTCCATGCCCCCGTTAATAGTAAAACCGTTGGTAAGTGTGTGAGGATTGAGAATACCACACCTTACAGTGCCATGCAAAAGCTTAAAGATAAGTTAACCGAATCAGTATGATAAGGAACACTGATCAATGAGGGGTTGCCATCCCCTCTTTTTTGTGCAACAATGACAGTATGAAAAACACACATCTCGAACATCCCGAAGATTCTGTACTTCTCGGTAAGAAAGTTGTGCAGAATACTATCAACTATCTTCGCAATGCCAAGGGTTATTGTAGTGTGAAATACGATGGTTCTCCTGCTATTGTGTTCGGTACAAATCCCGAGAATGGTAAGTTCTTCGTTGGTACGAAAAGTGTATTCAACAAGGTAAAGATCAAAATCAATTATACTCACCATGACATCAATGTGAATCATGGTAACAACGAGAAGGTTGCAGCTATTCTGCACACTTGTCTAGAGGTTCTTCCTCGTGTTGAGGGTATCTATCAGGGTGATTTCATTGGTTATGGTGGAACCAACCAATTCAATCCTAATACTATCACTTACACCTTTGATTCTCTTCCCAAAGATACATCCATGGTGTTTGTATGTCATACATCCTACCACGGCAATTCTATGAAAGAATTGACTGCATCTTTTGAGGTTCCAGAGTATCTCAAGAAAAACAATGTGTCAACTTATTTTGTAAATGCAGATGCACAATTTACCTCCCGTCGTCGTCGGATTGATTACATTCTTGGTCTTGCAAGTGTGGTATGCAATTTTGTTAGATACCCTGTTGACAAAAAAGAACAAGAACGACTGATGATTGCAATCAACAAGTGTATCAAAGAGGGTCGTGTAATTGATTGTATCGACGGCAATCTGTTGTTGTTGTTTGATCTGTTGACCAAAGCTAAGAATCTGATTGTAGAAGGAATTACTGTCACTGGTGATCAAGTTGATGCAATCATTGATTATCACATTGATTCCATCAACTGTGGTCATGAAGGTTATGTTCATTCCAATGATTATGGTACGTTCAAGTTAGTTAATCGTCGCATGTTTTCGTTCTACAACTTCACCTTGACAAAGAACTGGTGATCAAATACAATGGATGCATAACTAATTAAGGAACACAACCTGCCTACCATGACAACTCCAAATTGGCAACATAACTCTGGTAAGCAGAAACAAACCAGAGGAATCTGCAAGGGTAAATTAAAAGCCCGCAAACAATCTCTGCAAACTCTCAAACTCAAACTGAACGTAAAATGATCGAACCAATGAAACTGTTTATCATCAAAAAAGTGCTCTACGATTACACTCCAGGTATGTGTGTGATTGCTGCTCATGACCTTGATCAATGTCGTGAGTTGTTTGCACATAAGTTTGGTCGCAAAGTAGAGTTTATGGACGAGTTTGATCGTTCTATCACAAACAAGAACTATCGCACACTTGATGTTGTAAATTGTAATGCAGGCATCATCTCTTATGAATACGGTGGTGGTTGATAAGTAACACTGATCAATGAACCGTTGCCATCGCGGGTGATCCGTGCAATACTATAAGAGTCAAAGAAATTGATTTATGACTGACGAAAATCTCAAACTCCTGATCAGCGATTGTCTTGAACAGATTGCTGAACGTGATGAGAGTATTGCATCCTATTGGGTACAACAACTGATTGATCTTCAGACTGGTGAACTTAAACTTCACATGATCAATGAGCAAACTCTTCAATCTCTTGAGAAAGATGTTGTTGCAGTTTATGGCTATGATCTCGACAACGAGTTCTGATTACATTCTAAACAAACATGGAGATTATGATGACACCCGACACTTACACTTTCAGTGGTGATGCTGTTACCTTCCTTGGTCTTATTGGTGTGGTTTCCACGCTTATTATCGTGGTTACTGCTTTCCGTCGCTACTACAATTCTCCTCTTCGCAAATGAAATCCGCACTTATTTTGCTTAGCGTTACTTTAGGATTGTCCATCGCTATTGGTGCAGTCCTACGAAATACTGTTGATCAAAATGTTAAAACAAGGCATCAACAGTATTGTGAACAACTTGGTAAAGATTGGCACCCTGATTGTAATGTAGAATGACCATGAAACTGCACTTTTATCAAGGCGAATCGTACTCCTGGCAGTATGCCAACCGTACTCACGATGATAGTATGTGTTGGGAAGAAAGTATGACAGGAGATGAGTACGAAGAATGGCAAGATCGTAGACTATTTGAGCGATCAAATCAAGGGTGGCGATGATCAGTGTCACTTATCTGACCCATAAGCATCACTGATCAATGAATGTGCCATTTGGTATCGTGGCGAACTACCGGCGCCCTGGTGACCTGTTATTCTTGATTCATACCAAACGAAACAACCATGACTCGAATCGACATCCGCTGCTCTGCTGCTCCCTGGGAGAATCAAACTGTTGACCTTGATCAAGCATACGACATCGCATACAATTTGAGCGAAGAATACCAGTGTGATGTGAATCTCTGGTATAACTCAACCAACACTCTTTACACCACTGTTTCTGCATACTGATTCATGACTAAATCACTCTTTTACTCTGAATCTCTTGTTGAACAACTCAACAACAAGTGGAAGGTTCATTACATTGAAAGTGGACATTCTTTCTATCCTCAACTTGAGATTGAAGAAGCAAGAAAGTACATTAAGATTTGGCAATTCAATGCTGGAACTTCTGGTCGTTCTATTTGGATGTTTGTAGACAAAGAGAACGGTTTCTGTTACAAACCTGCAAGTACCAAAGCTCCTGCTAAAGGTGTTCGGTTTGGTATTGACCACCTTGTGAATCATCCCGAACATTGTGATCCCTACGGTTCATTTCTCTACATTCGCTGATTGATCATGCTATTCCAAGTTGATGACATCGAACTCGATTTTGAGATGGAGGATGATGTTTATCCTCCCGAACAAACTCAACACATTGTAACCGAAGGTTGCATTGGTATGTGGGAAGCAGATGATGAAGAAGATCTCATTGAAGAGATTACTAATGCTACAGGTTGGTGTGTTAAATCTATTGATTACCGTCACATTCTGAAATGATCTACTCTAACCTCTCAAAGATCAAACCCAAACTGAGAACAACTGGCCGTGTCTCAGGTAACTTCGGACGCAACAAAGTACAAGCAGGATCTATCCTACAGGAGATTGGAATGAGCAACAAAGAGTCTATCAAATGTGCCACTCAGGATGAATACCTGAATCGCATGTATTATGCGTTTGATAACACTGACGATCTAAAACTTCGTCAATTCATTTATACTGAGATTCGCAAGATTCTAGTGCAAAGAGGTGTGTGGTGAATAGTACACGAGTTGCTTACATTTTTCTTGCGTTCATTGCTATACTTGGTTGGAACGCATTTCTCATTCAACGTGATGACAAACTGTTCAAGGCATACTATCACGAGAAAGCCAAAGTAGAGCAACAAAAACTCATTAAATAAACTTATCGCACTGATAAGTAACGCTAATGCAAAACCCCTTGACATTCTCCGCGTTTCAGGTTATTCTATGTTCATCGGTGAGGGATGAAACCGCACCGATACAAACAAACTCCGCACAATTCTGATGACTTTCATTCACGCACTTCTGTCCGCAGGTTATCTTCTCGATGAGGAGAACTTTGATGAGAATTGCTACATCAAAACCGATGCAAATGGTCTGATTCATGTGTATCAAATGGGTGAAGATGAAGGTGAGTGGAATTATGTTAAGATGACTGAGGATTTTGATGTTCTCACTGAGGTGACATTTAATCCTGAAACTGACACCATCAAGAAGTGAATCAATGTCTGATTATCTTGTAAAAATGGGTGCAAAACCCGAAACTTTGGAAGATTATTCTCACAACATTATCGGAGATTTGCTACTTGTTACTCACTTTATGGAGAGAAATGAAAAAGAACGTGCAGAAGAATGGATGAATGAGATTGTTCTTCCGCAACTGGAAGAGTATTACAAACTCAACAAAGATACCAAGTTTGGTGTATTCTCTGATTCTCAATTATGGAGAAAAGGTGATTACAAACTTTATCGTGAAGAACTTCGCAAACAGTACGGATTCATCTGATAAAGTTTCCCTCTGATTTTTAACTACAATGCGTGTCATTCTCTCTGCGTTCGTTATTCTCATTGGTCTGCACATTGGTTACAATGCTTATGCAACTGTGAACGAGTGTCAGGAACAACGTGCGGAACAACTTTGCACTGTTGACCCTAGTCTCTGCGGCCAAAACTGAAGTTATTTTATGTCTCGCAAATCTCTAACATTCAAGACACCGAACACCATGAAGATCCTCACTCTTTTGCTGATTGTGTTGTGCGTCATGTCTCCTAGTGTACGCTATAACGTAGGATCTTCATTTGTATGGGTTGGGCATACTCTACAGGGTGATGGCAACCCATAAGCCACACTGATCAGACCCATAAGGACCACTGATCAATCAATCTGCCGTTTGGTATCAGGCCGAACTACGGGCCCCCGCCAGATCGGTTATCTTAGTTTCATCAGGGGGGAGGGAACGACCCCCACCAAACCATTCTCTGCTCAAACCTCATGCGTAAGATCGAACAGCAAATCATCACCGCAATTCGTGACAACAAAGATCTCAAAGTTGCTAACTCTGAGGTCATCACTTTCACCAACCATTCTGATGTCTACCTTCACGGTAACCTGATTGCTCGAATCGGTGAAACTTGGATGGAATTGTTCGATGGTGGTTGGCAGACTGCTACTACCAAGTCCCGTCTGAATGCTATTCTCTCCGCGTTCGGTATGCCTGGCGAGTATGTTTTCCAGAAGAACTTTCAGTGGTTCGTTCAATACGACGGAGCACCGATTCCTTTCTTCTCTGGTATGCGTCTCGCTTGAATCAAATGATCTACAACATTCGCGTTGAGTTTAAGGATGGAACTGTTGAAAAGTTCCAAACCAAAAGTAACATCAAACCCATAAATTGTGTCAAACTGAACGACAAGATCGCTCATTCAATCTTTCCCCGTGAGTGGAAAGAAATCACCTCAACTCCTGTTTATTGATGATGAACAACACCGACATTCTTTCC